CGTTATTCCTTTCTACAAAATGTTCTCCGCGGCAACACGTAGTTGTAGTCAAGGCGGTGTACGTAATGGTGCGGCAACATTGTACTATCCAATCTGGCACTTGGAAGTCGAGGACCTGTTGGTGTTGAAGAACAACAAAGGAACAGAAGACAATCGTGTGCGTCACATGGACTACGGTGTACAGTTTAACAAACTAATGTATGAGCGTTTGATTACAGGCGGCGACATCACATTGTTTAGCCCACATGACGTTCCTGAAATGTATGTTGCGTTCTTTAACGATCAAGACAAGTTTAAAGAGCTATACGAGCGAGCAGAGCGTAACACCAAGATCCGTAAGAAGACTATTCCTGCGGCGCAATTGTTCAGTATGTTTATGCAAGAGCGCAAGGACACTGGTCGTATCTATCTACAGAACGTGGATCACGCTAATACGCATAGTCCATTCAAAGAGGACTTACATCCTATCAAGCAGAGTAACTTGTGTAGTGAAATCGACTTACCTACTCGTCCATTGAACGATATCAATGACGAAGAGGGGCGTATTGCATTGTGTACATTGAGTGCTATTAACTGGGGGAATATTAAATCTCCAGCAGACTTTAAAAAGCCTTGTGAACTAGCAGTGCGTGGATTAGATGCATTGTTGAGCTACCAAAACTATCCAGTTAAGGCTGCTGAATTAAGCACAAAAGAGTTCCGTCCATTAGGTGTTGGTATTATTAACTTTGCCTACTTCTTGGCTAAGAATGATGTCAGCTATACTGACCCAGCGGCACTGCCATTGGTTGATGAGTATGCGGAAGCCTGGAGTTACTATTTGATTAAAGCATCAGCAGACTTGGCTAAAGAGCTGGGTCCTTGTGAAAAGTGGACTGAGCTAAAGTATGCAGATGGTATTCTACCAATCGATACACGTAAGAAGGATATTGATGAGTTAGTACCGCATCAAGAGCGCATGCCCTGGAGACAGTTGCGTGAGCAAATCCTGGATTCGGGTGTTCGCAATGCTACACTAATGGCTCTGATGCCTGCAGAAACATCGGCACAGATTAGCAATAGTACGAATGGCATTGAGCCCCCTAGAAGCTTCGTTAGTATTAAACAAAGCAAGGATGGCGTACTCAAGCAAGTAGTGCCTGAATATAGACGTCTAAAGAACAAATACGAGCTCTTGTGGGACCAAAAGAGCCCGGAAGGCTACCTAAAACTGTGTGCCGTGTTACAAAAATATATTGATCAAGGTATTAGTGTTAATACGTCGTATAACCCACAGTTTTATGAGGATGAAAAGATTCCAATGAGCGAATTGATGAAGCACATGCTGATGTTCTACAAACTTGGTGGCAAGCAGTTGTACTACAATAACACTTATGATGGACAGGGTGAGATTGATATTGACAAGTTGTCTAATAAGGGCGAAGAACCACTGGCGCAAGGCGCCGAAGATGTTGCAGATTGTGAGTCGTGTGTTATATAATAACTATAAGGAAAAATTATAATGAGTGTATTTAAAGTCAACGAAAAGAGTAATTTAGAGCGTACAATGTTTTTAGATGGTAGCGTGGATATTGCACGTTACGATACACTCAAATATCGTCAGTTTGAAAAATTGACAGACAAACAATTAGGATTCTTTTGGCGTCCGGAAGAAGTAGATGTACTCCGTGATGCAAAAGATTTTAAAGAGTTAACGCCCTTTGAACAGCATATCTTCACCAGCAACTTGAAGAGACAAATACTCCTTGATTCTGTTCAAGGGCGTTCCCCTGCATTGGCATTTCTAGCATTGGCTAGTTTGCCAGAACTTGAAACTTGGATTGAAACCTGGGCATTTAACGAAACAATTCATAGTCGTTCATACACTCACATCATTCGTAACGTTTACAGTGATCCTAGTATTGTGTTTGACGAATTGTTGAATATTCCTGAGATCGTTGATTGCGCCAAGGACATTAGTAAGTACTATGATGACCTAATTGATTACAGCCTGCTATACCAGACATTGGGCTATGGCACACATACAGTTAACGGTAAGGAAGTCGTTGTTGACAAATATGAACTAAAGAAGCGACTTTGGTTGTGTTTGAATTCGGTTAATGCGCTTGAGGGTATTCGCTTCTATGTAAGTTTTGCGTGTAGTTGGGCATTCGCGGAACTGAAGAAGATGGAAGGTAATGCAAAGATTATCAAACTGATTGCTAGAGACGAAAACGTACACCTAGGGTCCACACAAACCCTATTAAAATTGTTACCAACAGACGATGCTGATTTTGCAAAAATCAAATCGGAAACTCTAGCAGAATGTGAGCAAATATTCCTCGATGCGGCTGAACAAGAAAAGACCTGGGCTCGATATCTTTTCAAAGATGGATCTATGATTGGGTTGAACACACAACTACTTTGCGATTATGTAGACTGGCTAACATGTAAACGTATGGCCGCTATTGGACTGCATTGTGGTATTAAAGTAGGTAGTAATCCGCTTCCCTGGACTGCCAAATGGATTGCAGGCGCTGACGTACAGGTGGCACCACAAGAAACAGAAATCAGCAGTTATGTAATCGGTGGCACAAAACAAGACGTTGGTGTAGACACCTTTAAAGGATTCAGTTTGTAATGAATTGTGTTAGGGTTCATCTATTGGATCTGCCGGAACATATAAGAGTTCAAATAAATGATTCAATAAATTCGGGTAATTTAGCTGAAACCGACATGGGTAAATATTCTCCTAGGTTGGAGGATGTGTTGTCAAAAATAAATGACAGCGCCAGACAGGATTACATTAAGTCTATATATTCTGGATATAAAGCACACGGCTTCACATTAGGTGCAGAATTAGAAAAGCGTATATTAGAATATTATTCATCGTTTTTCTCGACACTAGATGAAGAACCTAAAATAACAATTAAAGTCTTTACGTCTGACGCAGGACTTCCATTACATTCTGACAAAAAACAATCTTGTTCTTTGACTACATTAATTTCAGGTGAAGGTCCCATAACAGAATGGTATGAAATTGACGACGAATTTAAAGATTCATATTATCAAAATTGTGAACTAAAAGGTAACAGCCTGCCAATGCCTCACGAAGTTCGTCTGGTAGAAGAGCGGTTACTAAAGGAATGGGAAACATACATTTTTAATCACAGAGCAATACACAAAGTCAATACCAGTGGCCTGGCGTCTAAAAGAATAATGTTGTCAGCTGGTTGGTTAAATACTCCGTGCTATGTAATAGAACAAAAATATAAAGAATGGAAGACATGTTAACAGTATATTCAAAAAATAATTGTCCATTTTGCGTACAAGCAAAAAACTTATTGCAACTCAAAGGCATCGAATACGAAGAAATTAAAATCGACGAAGTGCCAGAAGCAAGAGAATTTGTCTTAGCAGAAGGTCATCGTACAGTACCTCAAATTTATAAAGACGGCACACTATTTGTACAGGGCGGTTACCAAGGTCTATCGAGACTAACAGAATCAGAACTTAAAGAACGAGCAGGAATCTAATGTTAGAAATTCAAGTACCATATAAAGATGGCGATGTCGTCAGCATCAAATTATCTAGCGGCGAAGAAATGATTGCAACGCTAGTCAGTGAGAACGACAAAGCAGTTATCGTGTCAAGACCTCGCATGTTGGTTGCAGGTGAAAAAGGCATGATGCTTGCTCCTTACATGTTTACAGTTAACCCAGATGCCAAATATACTATCAGATTGAATAGTGTAATTTGTGTCTGTAAGACAGAAGAAACTACTGCAAAATCATACAGCAGCCAGACTTCGGGAATCGCAGTAATTTAATCAAATGCCAGCAGTAGCGAGACAAACTGACCCAGATACTAGCGACGGAAGCATCGTTAGTGGTACAGCACAATCTGTTATAATTAACGGATTGGAAGCGGCTGTGGTTGGTTCTGTTGATAGCTCACACTCCCCTTACGGGTCAGCACACCCACCACATGAAGCAGCCAGCATAGTTGCTGGAAGTGACACCGTATTCGTCGAAGGATTACCCTTGGCAAGAGCAGGTGACCCTCTAAGTTGCGGTCACAGCATTGCTGATGGAAGTCCCGATGTCGAGGCAGGTTAAATACATATATGAGTATGACGCCTCTTCAAGCCATCGCGGCTACTAAATTCGTAAGCACCACCGCCGATCCTAGCCTAAGCGCACATCGCATGGACATCATCATGAGCGATTATTTGCTCAACCCCTTGACCGAGGCTATCAAGAACGCAATAGAAAACGTATCCTACATTGACACAGATGGTTCAACAGTGGTATACCCACTAGTTGATGCTGCATCACATTTTCCTGAAGCATGTGGTGTTGTGCGTGTAGGTGATAGAGTTACGGCTGGCGAGGGTTTAGACGTACCAGGATTTGAGACTACTGATGACATCAAAACTGCCATGGTAGGCTATGCTAATCACATTTTGTGCAATGGTGACGTAGGCAAGTTTGC